TAGCCTCATCATAAGTAGTACTCTCAGTCCAACCTGCGTGAGCACCATTCATAGTATCTCCAGCTGCAAAGGTTGGCGATGATCCAACTACACCAACATACCAGGCAGCTGTATAAACAGATCCCTTTAGATGTTTAGCCAAAGAATCTTCCAAACCAACATCAACTACTAAGTTATCAACTTCTTCGACCCATAAAAGTTTACCATCTCGAAAAGCTTCAATTTTATAACGATTTTTAAGTACTTTATCAACGCTTTGAACAACCGGATTAGCAATAACACCTGCAATTACATTAATATCGTTTACACGATTTTCTTCCATTTTTTTATTCTCCTATTCAAAAGTTTCTTTATTTGCTTTATAAGCTATATAAGCATCCATTAATGCGGAAACGGGATCAATTTTTTGTTCATACCGTTTCTTTAAAAGTTTTCTATTACCATTAGTATCTTCTAATGTAATAGCATTTCCCATTGCAAAAGTCATAAGTTCTTGATCAAAAATAAGCATTCGTTCTTCAGAAAGGGTCTTTAATTCACCAAGTGGAACAGATTCTGTCTTTGCTCCCTGAATAACCTTTTCTATACCATAAGAACCATTCTCTCTTTCCCATCTTTCGATGAACTCTTTTGCATTATATGGATCAAATCCTACACACCGGACATCATAACTTGAGTCGATTATAAAATTATCTAAATCCTCATAGACCTCCATCATATCTAGAACAGTGCACTCGAGAACTTGAAGACTAGTTTCTTCAATAAATTGCTCATATTTTATTCTCATAGCACCTGGTAATTTTTTTAAAGTTAATGAAGTAATATAGCAACGAGTCTTAATTCCAAAAGATCCATTTGCTAATGGAAATAAGAATAGGAAGGCACAAAAATCGTCACCTTGCGAAAGATCGAATCCTAGTGCACATGGTAATGACCAAAAATCTCTATGCCTATGCGGTAGTGTCTCTTCATAAGTAAAGAAATATGTATAACCTTCCATGGGGATACCGAATCTTTTCGCTAAAATATCATTTCTTGTAGAAGGTACTTTTTCAGCCCTTTCAACATCTAGTTGATATGTTTCATATGTAACAGTTCTTCCAAGATTAGGATTAGCTTTTAACCACATTCTAGGATTATTTACTTCTTGAATATCATCAAGTTTATAATACCAAATAGAAACATGAGGATTAATATACTCGCCCTTAAGTATGTCCATTAATTCCATCTTTATTGTATCCCCACTACTATTACGAATAGTTCCTTCTGAACTCATTGCAACAATCAAATAGTTGTCAAGTTTAGAAGCACCCTGTTCAATAGCGCCAACAACATCCTCACGAATATCACCAGATAACCATTCATCAATAGTAGCAATCATAGGACGTAATCCTTGAAGCTTATCGATTGACATAGGACGTATTTCTAATAAGGAACCAGTAAGAAAGTTTTCAATTCCTTTCTTTGTCGAGGCTAATTTTTGGCGATTCGCGCGTGAGCCTGTGGTATTTTGTAACGATCCTTCTGTTAGAAATTGAAAGAGTGGACCTCGTGCCCTAGTAATTGAAGTTCGTATTGGAGACACAACTTCTTCTGCTTGCTTCATTGTTGGAGCTGTAGTAATTTGATGTGTAGTTGATGTATCAACATTTAAGAAAAAATTGTGTATACACGAAGCATACATAGACTTAGCTGCGCCACGAGCAACAATTAAATATTGTTTATTAACAAGACGCTTTTTAATTCGTCTACGTATATAGGTTCCACCACGATTATTAGCTGTTGGTACATAAACACTTCGTTCAACGAAATAATACCATCCAAAAATTTGTTCTGCCCATAGTTTAAACGTATCAAGTAAAGTCAAATCACTACCATCAGTTAGGGTGAGTTCAGATTCGCAAAAGCGAACAAAACCTTCTACAGCATCATCATCATAGAAAACCCCAGGATTTTCAATAAGATGATCTATCCTATTCATCTCAAGTGAGATCTCTTTACATACAGGAATTTCTCCTCGTACTACTTTTTCACGAAATTCTCCATAATAAATAGGAATTGCTGTATTTGATAAGGTCATAATATTATCCTAAATGTAATCTGTTGGCAGCATAAGCCATAACACCTAATGTTCCTATAATAAGTAAAGAATTTCTAACTATTCGTTTTGATTCTGCAAGTTCTTTTGCCATTTCTTTTTCAACTTCCTTCATTTTCTTATTACTCATTCGACGAGCAGATTTACGAGTATATTCTTCGATATGTTCTCTACGCATATAATTGGCATGATCTCTCGTTGATTTTTTTGTTCCGGTTGCAATATTACTAGTTCGACGACCCCAACGCATTCCAAGAACACCAACATGTTTTAATTCGTCAACCATTTTGTTTTCTCCTATTTAAAAACTCCTTCCACTACTGTTCTTGGATCAAAACCACCATATTTATTTGCTGCTCTATCAGTCATATAGTCAGAAATTTTTGTTTGACCAAATTTAGCAGCTGCTGTTCCATATCTCTTAATAGATGGAGCAAATAAAAGAGCTATTCCAACAGCTCTGCCTGCTCTTACTATACGTTCTCTTTTTATTTTATTTTGTTTATATGCAGAAAGTTTTTCGGTTTTAACTTTTTTTAATGAAGTTCGTGCATGTTCCTGTTTAGGTACAACTTTACCTCTTACAGTTGTTAGTTTAGTAACTGATTTACCTCTTGCAGTAGTTGTTGCAGTTTTAGTACGAACACCCCATTTCATTCCGGGAACACCAACATGTTTTAGTTCATTATTCATATTATCCTCCTCCAGTTAAAAGACCAACTGGTAAATCCCACATTCTAGAATTTACTACATTACTTGGATCAAAACCACCATATTTATTAATACGACTATTTCTCATTAAAACAGACATTGCTACTTTTCCGACTGCCCAAGTTGCTCTTCCAGTAACTTTTCCAGCAGTTTTAGCAGTACTCAATATACCTCTAGCAACCCTAGGATTTCTAGAAGCAAAATGAGCAGCTGAAAGGGCTAATATAGTAAGTCCAACCGCTCTTTTTACATGATATGCTTTTATAGTGCTTACTTTTTTACCTTTTGTTTTTGACCAAGCATCTGCTATCTTTTTAACTCTTTTTGCTTCTATTTTTTTCTGATAAGAACTACCGCTACTACTTCCAGAACTTTGACGAACTCCCCATCGCATTCCAAGAACACCAGCATGAAGTAAATCTTTTTCTTCTGTCATTTGCCACCTCACGGATTGGTATCGAGAAAAGTCTTAATATATTTTGCTGCGGCAGTAGTATTAGCATTTTTAGTACGATAATATGTATTTTCAGCATTAACCCGATCAAGTAATGTTTTAGCTTCTGCCTCACTTAATTTATAAGTTTTTACAAAATCTTTAAAATTCCATCTACGAACTGGACTTTTCAAAAGTCCTTCGCGAAGACGATACTTATCAACGTGACCTTGTAATTCGGCATTACTCATTTCTCTGGACTTTTTCTTCGTAACAGCACCAGATCTTTTATATAAAGATAAAAGAGCAGCTCTTTTAGTAACAACTGATAACTCATCATTTGTCATGTTTCTAACTTTTTTCTTCCGAATTGCTGAATATGTTGCATGATCCGAACTATCTGGTAACTTTGGTCCACGACGTACACCCCACTTCATACCAATAACGCCAGTATGAGATATAGATTCCTCACTAGCTGGTTCGAACTTCATAAATAAAATCTTATTATCTTCTAACCATTTTTTAGCTTCTTCAGAAGTAAATTGATCGAGAGAAAATCTATAAGCCTGAACTGTCATAGTATCTTCCCCTTTCAATTTACCTAGAATAATCCTAATTCCATTTTTTAAATCCTTACTACGAAAAGATTCAGGATCAAAACGACTAGGTTCTCTAATTCTTGCAGCATGTTCATTTGGATACGGCATATTATATATCCTCCAAAATATTATTAAAAATTAGTTTATCTAATAATACTTCCTCAGAAAATAAATTATATGGAGGATCAACTTGTATCATAAGACGCCATTCCAATTCTTGAATTTGTTTTTGAATTGCATCCACTAAATATGAATTACTAGGAGGATCGAAAGATAAACGAACTTTATTGAGAATATAACTTTTAGCAGACTCAAGTTGAATCGATTCTCCTAAAAATTCTTCCCAAGTTTCGTTTTCGCCTTTTATAACAAATCCTTCTAATGGACCAACTCCGAGTTGATTTAAATTTGATAAAGCACTATTAATATCAAGAAGAATATTTGTATCAAAACCATTATAATCTGCTTCAACGCCTAGTGCTATTTTAATTGTATTTAAAATACTATCCATATAAACTCCTTTAGCAATTTAGCGCCAAAGAGTCGTGTCATGAGGACGACGAACAATAGGCGGTTTTGGAAGTAAAGACTCATCACCGAAATGAATCGCGCGATGAGTATTGTATGTTGTACAAATAAGAAAGTCAGGATCAAAAATATCTTGACTACCTGATTCAATATCGTCAATAGTAATAGGATTCATATGATGAATAAGAATTTGAGATTCAATCTCATAACCTGGTATACCAAGATCACATGCCTCATCTCTTATAATTATTATATCTCTAACATGTCGCCATTCTCTAGATTTATATAACATTTGATTTAAATAACGATCAAAACCAAATGTAGATTCTCCTACACTACCTTTTAAACTAAGATATTTAAAACGTTCTTCAAATGTCGACAATCTTCGCAACTCTCTATAAGATCTAATCATGGATTTCCCTTTGCAAAATCATATAAATATTTTACAGTAACTCTATCAACAGATGCTACTTTTAAACTACCTGCTCTTTCAAAAATTATAATAGGAGAATGAGCAAGAGCCTGAGCATCTGTATCATCAAGAACCATGTTATATCCTCTTTTTTTCAATTCTTTAAAATAGGTATCTCTAATTTCTTTATTAAAACCCAATGCTAAAGATAAATCATTATAAGCTCTAGCCCGTAATTGAGCTTCTGACATTTTATGATATTGTTTTTCAAAAGCACTAGCTGATTTAAATTTAATTTGCTGATGCTGTGCCTCTGAAAGGGTTTTTAACATAGTTCCATTTTTTTTACAAAGATCAATAAAAGCATCAACACGTTCCTTTTTGGACGGGGAAATAAGATCTTTAGTAACTTTCATACGCATATTAAAAGTTTTCATAAAGGGCATTGATCTTGCCATGTACCCAAGAGAATCCCATTTTTTAAAGGTGGCATATGCCTTTCCAGTATTAGTTTCATTCGGATTAGTGGTTGCACGATTAAGAATAGTTCCTTTCTTTAAAACAAATCTGTCACTTCTTGTATTAACTGAAGAATTTTTTCTAACACCCCATTTCATACCCATAATACCAGTATGTTCTATTTTATTATTCATCTTCGCAACTCTCTATAAGATCTAATCTTCGATGTCATTAACATTATCCCCTTCTTTAGATCCACCATAAGAACGCATAGCATCTAAAGCATTAGCATAAAGCTCTTCAATCCTTTTGGCAGAC